AAATAACAAAACGTTATCCGGATATAAAAGTCTGGGTTAACGACTTATACTATCCAGTATATAATTTCTGGAAGCAATTACAAGAGAAAGGAGATGAACTCTCAAACTTCTTAGAAGCATTGAAAGTAGCGCATTCTATACCAGAGGATGCTAAGCGTCTGTTTCGCCACGCTAAGGAGCATATAGGCACCGATGGTGACGAGTTCAAGGACGCTATCCGATTCTATATAATCAATAAGTGTTCTTTCTCTGGTTTATCTGAGTCATCCTCATTCTCTAAGCAAGCTAGTGTATCTAATTTCTCTATGCGAGGGATCAGTAAACTACCTGCTTATCAGAAGATTATAAAGGATTGGAAGATAACCAATCAGTCTTATGAAGAGTTACTAACAAATGATCCTAGTATATTTACCTATTTAGATCCTCCTTATGAGATTGGATCTAATCTATATGGTAAGAAGGGTTCAATGCATAAAGCATTTAATCATGATGTCTTTGCTGAAAACTGTTCTTATTATAAAGGTCATCAATTAATTTCTTATAATGATTCCTGTATGATTAAGGATAGATTCAACAGCAAATGGTCTGTAGATACTTACCCTTTAACATATACAATGAGATCTAGAGGTTCTTATCTAGAGGATCAAAAGAAAAGAGACGAGTTGGTTTTATACAATTATGGAATCTGAATTCGTAAGGCACTTACCTTGCGACACGTGTGGATCATCAGATGCAAATAGCTTATACACTGATGGACACACTTTTTGTTTCGTCTGTCATAGTCGTACATCAGGCGATATGGACAATCACACTCATCAAATGAGCGACAAAATCCACCTTAAAGGCTCAGCCGAACGGCTGCAGAAGAGGAATATATCACAAAAAACATGTCAATTCTATCAAATCTATCAGTATGATCAGACCTTAAGATTCCCTTACTTCACAGAAGATGGAGTTCTGCAGGGAGTTAAAACAAAAACTAAACGCAAGGACTTTAGATATGAAGGAATTTCCACTAATACCTTATTCGCTCAGCATCGCTTTCCTAGTTCTGGTAAACGCATTGTTGTTACTGAAGGTGAATTAGATGCTGCGAGCTGTTATGAATGCATGCCTGGATGGCCTATGGTATCCTTACCGCATGGTGCAGCGTCGGCAAAGAAGGATATACAGAAACAGATACCGCTATTCCAGGGGTATGATGAGATCGTATTATTCTTCGATAGCGATGATGCTGGAAGGAAGGCGGCAGAAGAAGCTTGCTCGGTATTACCGCCAGGTAAGGTTAAAGTCGCTAGACTCGAGGGGTACAAGGATGCTTCGGAGGCACTCCAAGAGAATGATTCGGAGGCTGTAAGGAAAGCTATATGGGACGCGAAACCCTATCGACCAGATGGAATTATTGATGGAAAATCATTAAAAACACTAGTCACAACACCACAACAACCATGTCAACATGAGTATCACTTCAAAGGAATACAGGAGAAATTACACGGGATCAGGTATGGAGAGCTTACAACAATTACTGCGGGCTCTGGTACAGGAAAAACATCATTCTGTCGGGAGCTTGCAGCTAGACTATGTGACCAAGGTGAATGCGTTGGGATCCTGGAACTTGAATCAAGTAATAGGAGAACCGCCCTCGGACTCATGTCTGTCGTTGCACAAAAACCCCTTCACATAGGTGAGCACTCAGAAGAAGAACTCGGAGATGCCTTTGAGCGTAGTATTGCCAATTGGAATCTTTATTGTTTTGATGGGTTTGGAAGTTTTGATCCAGATGTCATATATAACAGAATCGAATACATGGCGACCGGACTCGATTGTAAGGTGGTATTCTTGGATCACCTCTCAATTCTCTTAAGTGGTCTTGATGGTGATGAACGGAGAATGATAGACACCACTATGACCAGACTACGATCTTTAGTAGAACGTACAGGCATAGCATTATTCCTTGTATCTCACCTTAGAAGAACAAATAGCGATCAAAATCATGAAGAAGGAGCACGGGTCACCCTGGGACAACTTAGAGGATCTGCTGCAATTGCTCAACTTAGCGATCAAGTCATTGCCCTCGAAAGAGATCAGCAGACCGATGCTGCTAGAAGTTTTACGACAGTTAGAATTCTTAAAAACCGCTATTCTGGCGAAACTGGCAAAGCATGCGAACTAGAGTACGATCTTAACACCTGTAGATTTATCGAACATGAAACTCAACCCGAATTCAACCCAACCACAGATTTTTGAAGGAGGTTACAACCACCCATGGTATGAATATTTAAAGAAACCTAAACCACCTACTAAAGAAGCCGTTGAAAAAGCACAATTCAGAGATAAAACCTATCGATGGAACGGACGGTAGAACTATTGTATTCGATCTGGAGGCTAACGGATTACTAGATGATGTTACCCGTATCCACTGTATTGCATACTATGATTCAGAGACAGATGAAATTCATTCTTGTAATGATGAATGTAATTGGAAAAACCCAACGGGAGCTGGTAAAGGTATGTCGTCTCCTATTGTTCGAGCAATACAGTACCTCGAACAAGCTTCGACTATTATTGGCCATAACATTATTGGTTATGATATACCAGTTATTCGTAAACTCTATCCATTCTTTAAGCCTCTTGGCACTGTTATTGATACCCTGCTCCTTAGTCGCCTCTATCATCCACGACTTATGTCACTAGATAAAGATCGTAATTGGAGTCATATGCCACTTCAGCTGTATGGACGTCATTCACTTGAAGCATATGGTTATAGATTAGGAGAGTACAAAGGAGAATATGGAAAAAATACTGATTGGAAAGAATGGAGTCAAGAATTAGAAGATTACTGTAAACAAGATGTTGCTGTTACTAAAAAACTATGCGACCACTTCCACCCATACCTGAGTGGATTACGTTAGAACACCAGGTAGCCCACATATTACAACAACAGGAGGAACATGGATGGTACTTTGATGAACGAGGAGCTCAAGAACTTGAATCAACTCTCCGAAGAGAGCTGGAAGAAACTACTGAGTTACTTCGAAAACAATTCCCTTACGTTGCAGGAGCGTTGTTCACTCCTAAACGAAATAACTCACGCCAAGGATATGTCGAAGGCGCAGAACTACAACGATTAAAAGAATTTAACCCTACATCAAGAGATCATATCGCATGGATACTCCAGACACATTTTGGCTGGACACCAACCCAGATGACAACTACTGGGAAGCCTATTATCGACGAGATTATTCTGAAAGAGATAAGCTCACCCTTCTCGAAGCAATGTCTGAAACTTTTAGATCTGACAAAGAAGCTTGGGATGATCTCAGAAGGCGTGAACGCATGGAGCAAATTATGTACGACGTCTAGCAGGATTCATCATCACTGTTCTGTAGGGTGTGCTACACATAGATGTAGTCATAGAAATCCTAATTTAGCACAGGTACCGAGCGATGAAAGATTTAGGTCTTTGTTTTTACCTACGCCAGGGATGGTTATGGTTGGGGCTGATCTTTCGGGTATTGAGTTACGTATGCTGGCACATTATCTCGCTAAGTATGACGACGGTAGGTACGCGGATATCTTACTTAATGGCGACATCCACCAAGAAAATGCAGATAAAATTGGAATCAGTAGAAGAGAAGTTAAAACAGTTACCTACGCATTCTTATATGGAGCAGGAAATCAAAAGATCGGCACATCCTTCGATGGTAGCCTTGGGGAAGTTGAAGCAAAAAGAAAGGGTCAAGAAATTCGCAAAGCTTATGTTGACGCCATTGAAGGTCTTTCCGATCTCCTTAAGGCTGTTAAACGGGCTGCGGAAAGAGGTTTCGTCCGTGCACTCGACGGTCGTAAGCTCAGCGTTGACAAGGGGCATATCGCCCTCAATTACCTCCTCCAAGGGTCAGCAGCGACGATAGCAAAACGATGGATGTTAATTGCCAATGAAAATCTACCAGAAACTACTAGACAACTTGCATTCATTCATGATGAATTACAATTTGAAGCAGAAGAAAAGGACATCAAAGACTTGATGTTCAATCTAGAACACAGTGCTGTACGCGCTGGTGAATACTACAATTTACGAATCCCAATTGCTGCTGAAGCAAAGTCGGGAAGTAACTGGGCGGAAGTCCACTAACACTATATGAAACTACTAATTGATGCAGACTTCATAGTTTATAAAAGCTGTGCTGCTGCTGAAACAGAAATAGATTGGGGTGATGATGTAATAATGGTGACAAGCAAGTTTTCAGATGCAATGCAAGCTGTTACCAGAGAGATAGGTAAAATAAAACAGAAATTTATGTGGGATGTACCAGAAGTAATATTATTCTTCTCTGATTCCGTGAATTTCAGGAAAGAAATTTTACCAGAATACAAAGGTCATCGCAATCGGAAAAAACCGTGCGGATATAAGAGAGTTATAAACGCACTGAAAGATATACATCAAGTCATCGTCATGCCTACATTAGAAGCTGATGATGCAATGGGGATCTATGCCACCAAGAACCCTGGTAATATTATATGCTCACCTGATAAAGACATGCGTCAGATCCCAGGTAAGTTATATAATATGGAAGAGATCACACTCATCAGTGATACCGATGGTCCAAAATGGCATCTTGTACAGAGTTGTAGCGGCGATCAAACCGATGGTTATTCTGGTTGTCCTGGTATTGGCGTCAAAAGGGCTACTACCATTTTTGAAAATAAAGGTTACAGTTGGGAAACTGTAGTTGATATTTTTAAAGAGAAGGATTTAACTGAAGATGATGCACTACTTAACGCTAGACTCGCTAGAATTCTTACTGTTGACGATTATGACTTCGACAAACGAAAACCCCTATCCTGGACTCCCATCCCCAGTTACAAAATTGACAGTGGAGCAGGATCTAAAGTTAAGGCTGTTGTATGATAGTCTTAACAACCCACAAACAAGAAAAGAAGATATGATAACTGTCTTCATGGCACTACAAGAGCAATGCTATGTATTGTCCAATTCATTAACAAATTTAGTCCATAAATGGCCGAAACCACCAGCAAAAGTTTAACTAATGCCGAACGTAAGAATCTACCCAGATCAACACAAGACATTCCTATCATCACAAGCGATGGAATTCAGGAATGCTTACAAGATAGTCAACTCGAAAACAGTTCCACGGAGGAATGGTCAAAAGAATTTGATCGTTGAAGAGTTTAAAGAATTCCTTGAAGCTGAAGGAAATTTATTTAGAGATAGTCCTTCTATAAGATCAGAGGCACTAAAAGAATTAGCAGATTTAATTTATGTATGCTATCAGTATGCTGCTAATATGAATTGGGATTTAGATGAAGCTATGCATAGAGTGCATGAAAGTAATATGTCTAAACTTGATGAAGATGGTAAACCTATTTACCGAGAAGACGGAAAAGTATTAAAAGGACCAAATTATTCACCACCAAACCTTGAAGATTTAGTATGAACAGTAATGTAATCTCCCGCACTGGTCGGGTCCAATCATGGTTGGATAACCCAGAATCAAGACTTCCAGTGAGCTGTACCGTATTTGTCGTAGAAGATTCCATGGAGGGATCTGAAGGCATCGAGGCGAGCTGGAGATTTGCATCACATGCTCTGAGAAATGGAGCAGGTTGTGCTATACATTTATCAAAACTCAGACCGAAAGGTCACGAAAACGGAAGAGGTCTCACTGCTAGTGGACCTGTATCATTTGCAAAAATCTACTCAACATTAAATGAAATACTTAGAAGAGGCGGGACGTACAAAAACGGCGCGATTGTGGCCCATCTTGATATTGACCACGCCGATATTCTTGAGTTCGTGCGGGCTGATCGGACTTCCCTTGCCTGGATTAAAAGATGCGTCGACCTTGATGAAAAAAGGTGGAGATCTACCAGCGATGAAGTTAGAAACGCCATCATTACCGGGATCAAATCCGGGGACATCTGGCTTAACAAAATAAAACATGATGAAAACGGGAACCGTATCTATGGAAACGTCTGTCTTGAGGTATATCTGCGATCACGAGGAACGTGCTTGCTCCAGCATATCAATTTCGGTGCCACTACAATCTCCGACATACCAGCGGCTTTCCATAAGGGTATGTCCGAGCTGTGCGATCTTCATGGCCGAACAGGCGTTGGAGGGACTGGAGAATACCTTCCAAGTGAAGAGGATCGTCAAGTCGGACTTGGATGCCTTGGACTCTCGAATCTCTTGCGACGATACGGTGTTAAATACAGAGAATTCGGAACAGCCTTAGCTGCTGTTAATAATGAATCACAACCACCTGGATCAAAAGCAGTGGAGATAGCAGTTGCAATTAAAGATGGTATTGATTTGGCTGCGCACGTGGCACGGGACAACAATATGGTCAGAGCCTTTTGTATTGCTCCTACAGCTAGTTGTTCTTATAGGTCACAAGATTTAGATGGATACACTTGTACACCGGAAATAGCACCACCAATTGCTAGGACAGTTGATAGAGACTCTGGTACATTTGGAGTGCAGAAATATGAATATGGCGATGTAGAAATCGCAAGTGAAGTTGGTTGGGATGCTTACAAAAAGGTTGCCGACGAACTAATGATAATGTTAAATAATACGGGACTTCTTCACGGATACTCATTCAACTCATGGAGTGATGTAGTAACCTACGACAATTTGTTCGTGGAAGAGTGGCTAGCTTCACCGCAAACCTCCCTTTACTACTCTCTTCAAGTGATGGGAGACGTGCAGGATAAGACCGATGCGTATGCAGCATTAGATCAGACTGATGTCGACGACTACTTGGAGGGGATTTTAAATGAACCCCTTACATGTGATTGTCAAGAATAATGAGGAAAACACCATACCAAAAATTAATAGATAGGCGTCGGACATGGACGCCAGTACAAACCACCCCTGGAGAACTAAAACATGGAGCTGAAGAAACCATCTACCGTGCTCTCGCAATACGTCATATGGAGTTACCTGTTGGTGCCTTCATTAAGGAAGGCCTTGAGAAGGACGTTCCCGAACACGCTAGAACATTATTAGAACTTAACGTAGAGGATGAATTAAAACATGACCTTGCTCTTGGGTATATTGCTAATTCAATTGGGACTGACGCTCAGGCTGAGCTCGAAGCACTCAGACTTCGATCAGCATGGGAGCAACACCCCGACCACACCATAACTAAAGCATTGGTAGCAGAACGTGCTATATTCTTTGTTTTACTTCCTTTCTTTCGCTTTAATGGTGATGCTGGTCTCAGAACGGTATCAGCTGATATTTCCAGAGATGAACAGATCCACGTTGCTACTAATTCTCTCGTTTGTAGGGAGTTGGGGTTGGTTCCTAGTAATTCTCTGGATAAACTTCGGAAAGCCACCATTAATTGGATACTTCAACCACTAGGTAATTGTACCTACGATAGATATTTAGACAAAAAATTCTGGCTGGATGCCAGTGATAGATTAATGTACGAGGGCAAGGCACCGGAATTTTCTGAGACCAAGGCTGCTAGAATGCCCGCTTTTTTTGAACACTCGAATGCAAACCTCCCACAATATGCTTGAGGCTGTACTTGGACCTCGAGTTGATGATAAAATTCTTCAAGAGATGGAAGAAAACTTCCCACCCAGTACACCTCATCCTAAAGAAGAACTAGCAAGTATAATGTACAAGGCAGGTCAACGCTCAGTAGTAGAGTGGCTTGTCGAACGACTTGAGGAATAACTAATGCCTTATGTATCTCCTAACGAAAGAGAAAGATTAAACAAAGAAAAAGCAAAAGCAAAAGCAAAACAGTCAGAAGAAGAGAAGTATGCGTATCACCCAGGATCGTTCAGTGATGTTGATGAGCATGCTCGTTCTGTAGCTCAGATACCTTTTTATGATTGGGAAGGAGAAACAGCACCTGTTAAAGAAGGGTTTGAATATTGGACTGAAAGGGAGAGAAGTGAAGTTCCTGGGAATGAATACTCTTTATCCTTCCACGAAAAGTATGAAGTTGCACACCTTTTGGATATTGATCCATATGATACTGATACAGCAAAACTTTTAGATAATATTGAAAGTAAATTTATCGATGCAGTTTATGGTACTGATCGTAATATGACACTAGATGCAGGAGAAGATCCTGAACTGGCTGGTGCTATTGCAAAAGGTGAAGATGTCAGTATGTGGGGTTTAGATTGGAGACGTGTTAATCCTGGTGAAGATAACCCTATTGAGTTCGGTAGTTCTGAATGGTTTAATTACTATGCCTTAGGTAAAGATAAAGAAGGTAAAGAAGTTGAAATTAATTGGAATAGTTACCAAACCGATCCAAGATTTCAAGTAGCATTTAAACAGTTAGGTTATAATATAAATGACTTAGCAAAAGTAGAACCTCAGCAAGCTCAGTCTTGGGTTAGACATGCTAATCAAAAATTAGCTGGAGATGAGTATAATACCAGGATAAAGACATCAGGTACATGGAAACATTATTGGGATAATCAATACGATAAGGATCGCATACAACTACATGATGGAAATCTTTATGTAGAGGGTCAAAGGCAAGAAACATTAGCTGAAAAGTATGCTGACGGTAGAGGTAGACTTAACATTACTCATCATTTTGAACCTTTAGCTCAGAAAGCTGGCAGAAGATCAGCACCTTTAGCACCTGATATTAAGATACCTGAAATATTCAGTGCAAAACTAACAAACGAACAAGCAGGAATACCAACTACTATGGGAGTCACTTAAATTATGGCATACAATTGGACAGGACATGGATTAGATGATAAGTTTGGTGCCGCAGATTATGCTGCAGCATTAGCAGCAGGAAAAAGCAGAGCACAAATAAAAAGTTATTTAGCTTCGAATCCAGGTACAAAAAGAGTAGGTACAAAAATTGATTCTCTTTTAGCTGGAGACCAAGGAGGACTTAGATCTGATATAGGTGTCTCAAGAGATGCATCAGGAGTTAGTACCCCTACATCATCTCAGTTACAGCAATTTGGTAGAGCTGATGAGAGGCATGCAAGAGCAGTTCTTGCAGAGCGAGGTATAACAGGACAAGAAGCTGATTTGCAAATCAGTGAGTATATGAAAGGAGCTGATGTACAGGAACAGTTCACCACTAGTTCTTATGGACAAGCTCTTGAAGGAAGAGCAGGTAGTGAGAGAATACTGCAACAAGGTCAAGCACATCAACTAGAGCAGATGAAAATTCTGCAGCAACAACTTGCTCAAGCCCAAGAAGCTGAAGAACAGAGAAGATTAGATAGAATGAAAATTCGTTTCCAAGGAACTACTAAAGCAGATAACCCTACTGCAAGAGGTGTTATGTTTAAACGATCACCTACATTTAAAGGTAGTAATCTGACAGGAACTGCTCAGTTAGCTAGAAGCACTGCTGGAAGACAGCTCACAAATATTAATGTATAATGACAGCTAAAAAAAGGTATGACGCTCTCGCAGCATATCGTTCCGAGTATCTAGACCAAGCGGATGTATCGGCTAGACTTACACTTCCATATTTAATTCGGGATGAAGAACAGTACAGAGGTGGGACCAGAGATTTAAATACACCTTGGCAATCAGTTGGAGCCAAAGGTGTAGTGACTTTAGCAAGTAAACTTATGCTAGCTCTTATGCCAGTTAACACAAGTTTCTTTAAGCTACAAGTAGAAGAATCTCAATTAGGTCAAGTACCTCCAGAAGTTAAAACCGAATTAGACTTATCCTTTGCAAAGATTGAACGCACCATCATGGACGCTATCGCAGCTTCTGATGATCGTGTAGTAATACACCAAGCATTGAAGCATTTGGTAGTATCAGGTAACGCTCTGATCTTTATGGGTAAGGATGGATTGAAGCTCTATCCGTTGAACCGTTTTGTGGTAGATCGAGATGGTAACGGTAATATAATCGAGATCGTAACTAAAGAAAAAATTGCTAAAAAATTATTAGCAGATGTTGTTCCTGGTTACACACCAGACATGCAGGGACAAGATCCGGATGATGATAGAGAAGATTGTGATGTCTTTACACACGTCAAGAGAGACGGTAACCGTTTCATCTGGCATCAAGAAGTGTTTGATAAAGTCATCGCTAAGTCTAGAGGTAAAGCACCTTTAGAATCAACTCCATGGATTCATCTTAGATTCAATACAGTTGATGGAGAAGCCTACGGAAGAGGTCGTGTTGAGGAATTTGTTGGAGACTTGAAGAGTCTTGAGGCATTGTCCCAAGCATTAGTAGAAGGATCAGCAGCTGCAGCTAAGGTTGTGTTTGTTGTATCCCCAAGTTCTACCACTAAACCACAGACACTAGCTCGTGCAGGTAATGGTGCAATCGTCCAAGGACGTCCAGATGATATAGGGGTTGTGCAGGTCGGAAAGACTGCTGACTTTGCCACCGCATATCAAATGGTAGGACAATTAGAGAAGCGTCTATCAGAAGCATTCCTTATACTTACGGTACGCCAAAGTGAAAGGACTACAGCAGAAGAAGTACGCATGACACAGATGGAACTAGAGCAGCAATTAGGTGGACTATTCAGTTTACTTACTGTTGATTTCTTAGTACCATATTTAAATCGTAAACTTTCTGTATTCCAAAAGTCAGGGCAGATACCTAGACTACCTAAGGAAATGGTTAAACCTACTATAGTAGCAGGTGTTAATGCCTTAGGTCGTGGTCAGGATAGAGAAGCATTAGGTCAATTCCTAACTACTATCTCTCAGACTATGGGACCAGAAGCTACGCAACAATTTATTAATCCAGAGGAAGTCATTAAGAGATTAGCCGCTGCTCAAGGTATTGATGTGTTAAATCTTGTACGTTCTATGCAAGAGATACAAGGTGAACAGCAAGCAATGCAGCAGCAGCAGATGCAACTTGAACAACAGAAGGTTGCTAATACTGATCCTATGAATGATCCTACTAAAAACCCACAACTAGCGGAGGAACTCAGTGGACAAGGTCAACCCATCCCGCCCGAAGCGGGTTAGGTCAAAGAAAGTCCAACCACCTTTGAGTAAAGAAGATAAGGAACTCTTTAATGAAAAAGAGAAACCTAATAAGTATGCTCCAAAGATGAAAGTTGGCAAACCAATTATTAAAGCACCTGGATCTAAGGTGGTTACAACAGTTGGTTTAGGTAATTTAACTGTAGAAACAATCAATGGCGACACTAACGTACAACCCAAATGAGCAAGCTGAAGGCGAGCTTACTGCAGAAGAGCAAGAGTCACTTGCAGTTGGTGAAAAACTAGCTGAACAACAGAATGAATTGCTTGCTGGTAAATTTAAAGACGCGGAGGAACTTGAAAAAGGTTACATCGAACTCCAGAAAAAGCTTGGCTCTCCGGAGGAGAAGACTGAAGAGGAACCTACTGAGACCAAAGACGAAAAGGTAGAGGAGAAAGAGAAAGAGGAAGATGAAAAAGTTGACACCTCTTTTTTGGATACTTTATGGGAAGAAGCTCAAGGAGAATTCAGTAAAGAAACTCTAGAGAAACTAGCTGGCATGGATTCTCGTGAAGTAGCACAGATGTATTTAAATTATCGTGCAGAGAATAAAACACCAGCACCAACATCAGAAGGTCTTACAGATGAAACCGTCTCACAATTGAAAGATGTAGTAGGCGGTGAAGAGCAGTATGGACAGATGATGCAGTGGGCTTCCACTAATCTCAGTGCTAAAGAAGTTGAGATGTATGATCAAGTCATGGATAGAGGAGATCCTCTTGCAGCATTCTTTGCTGTTCAAGCACTCACCTATAGATTCAATGATTCACGTGGAGTAGATGGAGAAATGCTTCAAGGTAAAGCACCTACTAATAACGCTGATGTATTCAGAAGCCAAGCTCAAGTAGTAGAAGCTATGAATGACCCACGTTATGAAAAAGATCCTGCTTATCGCCAGGACTTATATAATAAACTTGAACGATCTAATATAGATTTCTAATTATGCCAGTAGTAGCAGGTAAGCACTACGCTTACACAAAGAAGGGTAAAGCAGCTGCCAAAAAAGCTGCAAACAAAATGAAAATTAAACCAAAGTATTAACTATGTCCATAATTTACAACCCAAAACCTGCTTCAAGAGCAAACGATTTTCAAATTGAATATGCGGTCAACACAACAGGAGATCGTTGGTTCATTCCTTATAATGATAGCGGAACTACTGCTGCTCAACTAGCACAGTGCAAGAAGATGGTCGGTACTACAACCGATGGATCTGACTGTGGAGCAGAATCAGTATAACTATGTCCGCTGTAATTGCTCAACCCAGACGTAATTGGGATCTCTTTTGTGAGTGGGTTACAAGCACTGAGAACCGCCTCTACGTGGGGTGGTTCGGTGTTCTTATGATACCTACACTATTAACTGCAACAACTTGTTTTATTATTGCTTTTATTGCAGCACCACCTGTTGATATTGACGGGATTAGGGAACCTGTATCAGGTGCTCTAATGTATGGAAATAACATTATCTCTGGTGCTGTTGTCCCTAGCAGCAATGCTATCGGAATGCACTTTTATCCTATATGGGAAGCTGGTACAATCGATGAATGGCTCTATAATGGAGGACCGTATCAGCTAGTTATATCCCATTTCCTTATTGGTATCTCAGCTTACATGGGACGTCAATGGGAATTATCCTATCGCTTGGGCATGCGCCCTTGGATTTGTGTTGCTTATTCTGCACCAATCTCAGCAGCCTTTGCTGTCTTCCTCATTTATCCTTTCGGACAAGGAAGTTTCTCTGACGGTATGCCGTTGGGGATATCAGGAACGTTCAACTTTATGTTTGTCTTTCAGGCGGAACATAATATCCTCATGCATCCTTTCCATATGTTGGGAGTTGCGGGGGTATTTGGTGGATCTCTTTTCTCTGCTATGCATGGATCATTGGTCTCCAGTTCTATTATCAAAGAGACAACAGATAATGAATCACCAAACTACGGGTATAAGTTCGGACAAGAAGAAGAAACTTATAACATCGTAGCAGCTCATGGATATTTCGGGAGGTTAATTTTCCAATATGCCAGCTTTAATAATAGCCGTAGTCTTCATTTCTTCCTTGCTGCTTGGCCAGTCGTTTGCATATGGCTTACCAGTATGGGAGTCTCAACCATGGCTTTCAATCTCAACGGTTTTAACTTCAATCAATCCATTATTGACTCAACTGGGCGAGTGGTTCCGACATGGGCTGACGTGCTCAACCGTGCCAACTTAGGATTTGAAGTTATGCACGAGCGTAATGCTCACAATTTCCCTCTAGATTTAGCAGCGGAAAAAATAACGGTAGGGTAAATTTAATCGCGCCGACCTGACCTATCATCCTCGGCCATTAACCTAATTTATTTTATCTTAATGACTACAACAACTGAACAAGGTGGACGCTTCAATCGTTATGCAAATGAACCGCAAGTAGAAGTACTTGACATACAGTATGCTGAGAACGCAGAACGTGTTAATGGACAACTAGCTATGCTTGGATTCGTTGCTGCTGTTGGCGCTTACCTATTCACCGGTCAGATTATACCTGGCGTTTTCTAACTACCGCGTCCGTTCATCCTGGTCTCAGGACGCATGCCGCCTAACCATGGAACGGGGGTTAGGTACTAAGGAGAAGATCATTGAAAAAGATCCAACTAAAGTATCGCGGTATACCTTATACCAAAAACACTTAAAAAATTATGAAACTTATTGCACTTGCAGCACTGACTGCATCAGCAGCCTTGGCTACACCTGCAACAGCGGGAGTCTTCGTGAACGTGGAAGCAAATTCTTCCCGCACCGGAAGCAATTTCGAATCTACCGTAACAGATCTACATGTAGGTTATGAAGGTGGTGGTGAACAGTTTGGTTATTATGTTCAAGGCGGTCCTGCTATCGTAGCAGTTGACGGTGTTGATTCTGATAACAGACTCTCCGGTAAACTTGGTGGTTCTTTCCAGGCCACTGAAGCATTTGGAGTTTATGGTGAAATCTCAGTACTTACTGCTGACAATGACACCAATAATGACAACTCCTGGGGAACCAAGATCGGAGCTAAATATAGCTTCTGATGAAAGTAAATGAATTATGGTTAGGGGTCTTAGGACTCCTTTCCATTTTTATTTTCATTGAAGGACTACACATGTATGAACACCAGCACTGTAGATCCTGTGAACCGTGCGAAATCACGGAAAACTACTAATGTCTTACGTAGCGGAACTACGTGAGGTCAATTACTCAATAATTAATTATGCCTTTTACAACCAACACTAGTCAAGGAATTGTTAACTATACAACTAACAGTTTCTATGATAAATCTATTATTATAGCGAATGATACTGATTCACTATCTTCTAATACTTTAGCAACACAAGATGGCTTTACTATAGCACTTGGCGGGTATGAAAGGGTGATGGGTAAGTATGTTCTCTGGTATGATTCAGATAACACTAATGAACTTAAGTTTATAGTTAGAACTGTAGCTCAATCTGATGGTACCACAGCTGTTGCAAGTACAATCTATACACAAGCAATCGCTAGTGTACTAGAATCTACTTCAGCTGCTACTTGTGCAGCTACTGCATTAGAATCATCAGGTACATCTTCTACAGATGGAACAGGTGTAGAGCTTGAAGTTGACATCGGTGCGGCTACAACTGGCACACTATTGACTGTAGATTTCAATGTTCTAAGTACAGCATCTACAAAAGCTAACTTAGTATTAGCAGCACGTAATACAAGCGGTTCTGGCGCAGGAACTCACTTCTTAGCTGGTTCACATGTATTGTATAAGAAGTGGTAAATTAATCACTTCGGAAGAGAGACACCTCAGAGTCGGATCTCTCTTTCATTGGCATTGGCCCGTACGCGGATACCCTTTGCCGTCTAGACGGTGGGAAAGACCACAAAACTTTTAAATTTTTCAATCGATTGAGAGCAACGTAAACAATACAACTCTCTAAATAATGGCTACGCTAACCCAGTCAGTAGTAGGTACCCTTAATAAGGCTGCCTCTGATACTTCTGGCGCAGTTGCATATGATACCAAGTATGCAACCTATTTGAAGCTGTTCTCAGGTGAGCTATTTAAAGCTTATGAGTCAGCAACTATAGCAAAAGGAACTGTACAGAACCGTCAACTAAAGAACGGTAAGAGTCTACAGTTCATCTTTACGGGACGTATGCAAGCTGCTTATCATACTCCTGGAGAACCAATCCTTGGATCTGGTGATCCTCCAGTAGCAGAGAAGACTATCGTCTGTGACGACCTTCTCATAAGCTCAGCTTTCGTATATGATCTCGATGAAACACTTGCTCATTACTCCCTACGTTCAGAGATCTCCAAGAAGATTGGACATGCTCTAGCTGAGGCATATGACAAGAAAGTATTCCGTACTATCGCACTAGCAGCACGCTCTGCTCACCCAATCACTGCATCACCAGGTCCAGAACCAGGTGGTTCCGTTATTAAGATTGGTTCGAACAATGAGTATGATGCTCAGAAACTAGTAGATTCATTCTTTGAAGCTGCTTCAATTCTTGATGAAAAGAACCTACCTAAGACTGGTAGAACTGCAGTACTCGCACCTCGCCAGTACTACGCTCTAGTATCTCAGGTCGATTCGAACATCCTCAACCGTGACTACGGAAATACACAAGGTAACTTGAATTCTGGAGAAGGTTTGGTATCTATCGCTGGTATCAACATCCAACGTTCTAACAACCTACCATTCCAAGCTGGTACAATTAATGCTGTAACTGGTGAAAACAACGATTATTCCGGTGCTTTCGCTAACCATGCAGGATTGATTTATCAGAAGGATGCAGCTGGTGTTGTTGAAGCAATTGGACCACAAGTACAAACAACCGGAGCCGATATTAAGACAATGTATCAAGGCGACTTGATCGTTGGACGTTTGGCAATGGGTGTAGGTACATTGAACCCTGCTGCTGCAATTGAAATACAAACTGCTTGAGGTTAATCATGTCAGTTAAACCAGGAACAACATCAAAGAGAACCATCTCTGCTGCAAATGGACTAGGATCTATTGACGCACCTTCTACCACTAAAACTGGAGTAGGTTCAGAAACAATGAATCCACCTAGTCCTTTAGAGTACGGTAGAACACTTCTTAATTATGCTACCGATTATGCAGATGCAAGTTCTCTATAATTTAATATAAAATATTATGGCTATTGTAAACGCATCTACAGCTGCAGGCAACAATGGTGTCTGCGGTCCAACTAAAGCACTGATTGATGCAGGTGCAAGTTTACCATACGCTACTGTAACAGGTACCCTAGCTGGTAACAATTTAGATGGCAACAAATCTACTGCTCTTAGATTTTCTGTAGCAGGAACCCAAGGTGGTTCTGTCGCTCTAAAATCTGAAGTCTACTCTGAGACTATGTGTTTCCGTACTGCCTATTCAGGGCAAGACGGTGATACTGGTGTTGAAGCAGACGGCGGTGATACACAAGCAAGAGGTGACTAACCTCAACACGGGGGACTTCGGTCCCCTTTTTTTTATTAACATAACTTAATTATGGCTTTCCCTACTACAAACGCTGCTCAAGAACTGCCAGCGGTAAATGAAATATTGGCGTCTGTAGGACAGGCACCTGTAACCACTCTAGATCAAACCAACCCTGACGTTGCGATTGCGTATGATACATTACTTAATGTGTCAAGAGAAGTACAGAGTGAAGGGTGGATTTTTAACAAAGATGAATATGTTAAAATGACACTTAACGGCGATAATGAAATAGATATAGCTAATAATGTATTACAGATAGATCTACATGATGAAGTAGATGATGAATACGATGCCGTCAGAAGGGTTGATCCTAATGATGGTCAAGCTAAATTATACGATAAAGTAAATCACACATATACTTGGGATGCAACTGATTGGTCCGAAGGTGTGAGATGTAATATAGTCTATTTATTTGATTGGGTTGACCTGCCTAGACCTATTCAAGACTATATTGTAGCAAGAGCTGCTGCCATTGTATCCTCTAGAATAGTTGGAGATCCTCAACAGTATCAAATACTATCTCAAAAGGAACAATGGAACAGAGCACAAGCTATGGAGTATGAATGCTCTCAAGGAGACTATACCTTCTTTGGACATCAAAGAGGTAAAAAAGTTTATGAGAGTTATCAACCTTATAAAGCACTATTACGCTAATGGCAGCAGTAACTCAAACAATTACGAATTATCTAGGTGGTGTTTCAAACCAACCTGATGATAAAAAATTATTAGGTCAGGTAACACAAGCAAAGAATGCCTATCCTGACCCTACATTTGGTCTACAAAAAAGACCTGGTTTTAAATATCTTTTAGAATTAAAAGACGGCATACCTACTGGTGGTAGTGCTTTTGATCAAACTGATTTAGATACCGGCAAATGGTTTTACTATAACCGTGATGCTGATGAAAGATACATAGGATGTATTATAGGAAATGCGTCTGCTGATACAGCTGCTATACATGTATGGAATGCAATTGATTTAAAAAAAGCAACAGTTAATTATACAGCAACAACTTTTACTATAACAGAAAGTGGTAACTCTAACTCTGGAAACAATGGAACCTATACTGGTGTAAGTGTTACCGGTGGTAGTGGTAGTGGCATGAAAGTAACATTAACCGTCAGTGGTGGTGAAGTTACAGTAGCTGCTTTACATACTGAAGGAACTGGTTATAAAAGAGGGGAAACTGTTACTGTTCCTAAAGCGAATGCAGGTAATACACAGGTAGATCCACAGCTTACCATAGCTACTATAAATTCTAGAACTTATTTAAACTCAACCGCTGCAAGTGATTATGATTTTCTAACAATTAGAGATACTTCTATTGTTACAAATAAACAGAAAGAAGTAACTTTACAAGCTACACCATCTTATACTGATAATAAAAAAGCTACTATTAGATTACATTTAGTAGAGTACGCTTCTAAATATCAAGTAGTACTAACTAAAGCTGGTACTACATATACATGTACACTAGATACAAAATCTGGTGATACAGCTGCTTCAGATGCTGCTACTACAAACTTCTTAAAAGCAAATGATATACTTACTTCTTTAAAAGCTGGATCTAGCACAGGTGGTGCATATAGTCATACAAATGCAGGAAGTGGTTTAAACGGTATATCCGGTATAACAGCTACTATTGTTGGTACATCCATTGAATTAGAAGGTGATGGTGCATTCACAGTTAGCACTATTACAGGTGGTAAAGGTGGAAACGGTTTAACAGGTTATCAGGAATCAGTTGATAATGTAACTCAATTAACAACAGAATCTATTCATGGTAGGATTGTTAAAATTGTTAATACAGCGGATGCTTCAGATACATACTATGCTAAATTCGTAGCTAATGATGGTACTTCTGGTCCTGGTACATGGGAAGAAACTATAGCACCTAATGTTTCACCAGGTTTAGAAGGCAGTACAATGCCACACCAATTAAAGAATACTGCTAAAAATGTATTCACTTTTGAACCTATTACTTGGATAGATAGATTAGTAGGTGATGATACTACTAATGAACACCCATCATTTGCTAATGCTACTACAGCAAAAACTATACAACAAGCATTCTACTATAACAATAGATTAGGATTCTTAACAGAAGATAATGTGTCTATGAGTCAATCTCAGGATTTCTTTAACTTCTATATGACCACAGCACAGACTTCTACAGATGCTGATCCTATTGATATAAGTGTGTCTAGTATTAGACCTGCTACACTGCATGGAATTATACCTACAGCTTCAGGTTTACTGTTATTCAGTCAGAATCAGCAATTCATTCTGTTCTCTGCTGAAGGTAATTTAACACCTTCTACAGCATTGATTCGTGGTCTTTCTAACTATCAGATGGATGAAAATATAGATCCAGTTGACGTTGGTACTAGTGTTAACTTTGTCAGTAAGACACATACAACAGCAGGTTTTACCAGGATATTCGGTATGATACCTCAAGGTATGGGTCAAGCACCTAAAGTAGTTGATGTAGGTAGAATAGTTGCTGAGTATGTTCCTGCTACTATAACTGCATTGACAGCAAGCCCACAGAATAGCTTCATTGCTATGTATGGTACTACATTAGATAAAGTTTATTTCTATCGTACCTATAGTGATGGTGAGAAAGATATAATGCAGACATGGTTTGATTGGGAATTACCAGGTAATGCACATTTCATAGAAGTTGATTCAGATACTATGTACTCTATTATAAAAACAGGTACAGGAGCATCTGCTAGATATAATCTATGTAGTGCTACAATGACTCAAACTCCTGAGGAAGAGATTATTGTAACAGCAGAAGGTCAGCAGGTTAACCCTCATATGGACTTCTATAAAGCTACTACTGCTATATCTCAATACCCAGTGGAAAGCGTTACTATAACAAACGGTGGATCAGGTTATTCAGGCACACCTACTGTTGCTATAGCAGCACCTGCTAGTGGCACCCAAGCTACTGGTACAGCGACTGTAGCTGGTAATGCTGTAACAGGTATTACTATTACAAACCCAGGTAAAGGGTATGATCCTGCTAACCCTCCAGCAGTTACATTTAGTGGAGGTGGAGGATCTAATGCAGCGGGTACAGCTGTTGTGTACGATGGTTCATATGCAGAGATACCATTTAGTAATTTAACTTCTTCACTTGAACCTGTTGTTGTTATTTCTGGTAATGCTACTTCTAACTTCTCTGGTACTACTGAATCAGGTTTCACTACTAAACCTGGACTCGCTACTGTAGGTAGCACTAATTATTATACAATACCTAAAAAAGATTTATCAGGTCAAGCTGCTAAAGTATTCTTAGGTTATAAATATAAGTATGATATAGCTTTACCTAAGATATATTTCCGTCGTGATCCAGAAAGAAAGGTATCTGATTATACTGCTAATCTTACAGTTGCTAGATGTAAGTTCTCTATAGGACAATCTAGTGTTGTAGGCTTTAAACTTAAGAGAAAAGGTGTACAATCTAATACACAGTCATTTACAGGTGACGGTAGTACTACAGCATTTTCACCGGATTTTGATGTAAAAGATAAAAATGATGTTATTGTTAAAAAGAATAATGCAATACAAACCATAGTTACAGATTATACTATAGCAGATCACGCTTCTTTAGAAGATAAAGTTACAGTTACATTTGGATCAGCACCTGCTAAAACAACCTTCTGGGCACATAGTCCTGTTGGTACTGGTTATTCAAATGGTGCTGGTGTAGCTACTACAGGAGGATCTGGTACAGGTTTAACAGTTGATATCACTACTTCAGGTGGTGCTATAACTGCTGCTGTCGTTAACCAATCTGGTACAGGTTATAAAGTTAATGAACTTATAACTGTAAGCACAGGTGGTGCTAATGCAAAATTAATGATAAAAACACTTCCTGATTCTGTTGAGATTTATATGGATCAATGGTATACATTAACACCTACTCAAGAAGCTAACTACTACTTAGGTGATGATGTACCACTTGAAACCCAAAATATCTTTAGTGTACCTATACACCAAAAATCAGATAATTACACACTGAGAGTTTTCAGTGATTCCCCTTTCCCATTAGCATTGACTTCTATGTCTTGGGAAGGTAACTATTCACCACGTTATTATAGACGAACATGATTACTCAAGTATTATTAAAAAATAAAATAGGAGAATAAAACATGGGATTAGGTGATTTATTTGGCGGAGGTAGAAAAGCTGCAGATGCCAAGAAAAACGCTCAGATTCAGTTTAATGCTGAGATGGATAGATTTCAACATGAACTTGCAACTGTATGGGAAAACTACTGGTATGCACAAGATGAGCATGCTTATGCTGTATCTAACGCTCAACAGGAAATAGATTTTAGAAACGGAAGTGCTAGTAATGATTGGATCTACCGTGAAAGTATGCGTAGATTCAATTATAACAATGAAATTTCTGCTTATAATCAAAGTCTTGCGACTTACGAAAAGCAGATGGATTACAATAATTTAGCACTTGAAATAACAGCATCTGATAATACAAGAAAATATAATGAAAGATTAGTTGCCATAGGTCTTCAAAATGAAGAACTATTTATGAAGTATGGGTTTGATGTCCGTGGTAAACAGAAAGAAATTGAGAAAATAAAATCAGAAACAGCTTTTAAAGCACAGGATTTAGCTATACAAGCACTTGAAAAAAGGGGTGCAATAAGAGCTGGAGGTCAATCAGGACGAAGTGCAAGAAAAAATATGCAAGCTTCATTAGCTGCTCATGGCAGGAAGCAAGCGGTATTAGCAGATTCTTTATTAAGAGATGAGGATGCTTATACATTTGGTTTAGAAAAAGCAGGATCTCAGTATAATTTTAATAAAAAGCAATTAAATGAATCAACGCATAGTGCTAAGATGCAACATACATTTGATCAAGTTAATGCTGCATTACAGAAACATTCTGCTGATCTAGTTGCTGAAAGTCAGATACTACCTGAACCAATGGAACCACCACAACTACCTAAACCTTTGGAATTATACCCACCTAAGATTATGGAACCACAGGAACCGCCTAGTTGGGAGCGTTTTAAAACAATGGTACCGGAAAAAATGAAAGTCAGTTCACCAGGAATCCTAGAAACTGTTGGAAATGTTGTAGATGCAGGTCTATCAATATATGGTGTGGCTAAAGGATTTGGAGCATTTGGAGGCGGAGGAACAAATTACTCAGGAATGTCACAAAAAAGCTATGGTTCACTACCAAAAATGAGCTTTCCAAATTAATTATTAACAGTAAGCTGTTAATTAATACAAAACAATTAAATCTAAATAATGACAAATTATCTTAATCAATTTGCAACGCAAAGAGGATTTGGAGCTAACTTAATTAAAGTTCCACAAGATAAAGCAGACAAGATTCGTAAAAGAGGTTTGCAATCTTTACGTTATCAGGAAGAAGATTTGAAAATGATTAATCGGCAAGCCGATAGAGTCATATCTCAATTTGAATCTAATAACAGAGTAGAAAAAGAAGCACGTGAGAGTAACTTTAAACTTAAACAAGAGTATGCTAACACATTAGCTGAAGCTAGATGGAGGAATTTTGAGACTAAGATAAAACAAAATGAACTCGATTCTAGAAGACCTGATCCATTACAACAGCTTCTTAGTATAACTCAAAAAGGTCAGCAACTATACGGTCAGATAGAATCTAACCGCAGAAAAGATATTGATCTTTACGCTGATACACTATATAGAGATTATGATATAGGTGCAGCAGCAGCAGAAAGGATTAGAAATGCTAAGAAAACAGGTAGACTTGATGAGTTATTGAAGGAAGATGCTGCTTCGAATGCTGTACAGAATGAGTTAGGTCTAAAACCTGATATACCATTAGAAATTATAGAACGTGTAGGTAGTGGTAGTGGTTACTTACGTGTAGCTATTCAGAATCAAGCTGCTAGACGTCATGTAAGAAATTTAAAACTTACATTACCTCAACATTTTAATGATGAAGATGTCATCCCTGGATTAAAACCAGGTCAAACTTATAATAATACTCAAGATCCTAAAGTTAAAGAGCTGATATTAAATCAACTTATATCTAACGAAAATCTAGATACGAATGGTAATAAAATATTCTCAAATAATACCTTCCATCTTATTGGTGCTCATGGGCCAGACGGTACAATTAATTCAATTAAAGCATCATTCATAGGAGCATCTGACGAAGCAAGGAGGCAGCGATCTTATAACGATAGACATAAACCTGTATTATATAGAGTTAAAGAATTCATAGACCAACCACAAAAATACGATGGACAAGGTTTCCAAGAAGCGGTCTGGCATATGGCAGGCGGTCAGTTTGTAGGAGATCCTAACGTATCATCTGAAGCATTAGCTATAGGTAGACATAAAGTTACAGAGTCTGTTATTTGGGGTCTTAAGAATCAGGAACTTACTTGGGGTGAGGTAGAGCAGTGGGGTGAGGCACCTGTGAAACAACGCGGATCTAACAAGACCAAAAAATGGAAAGATCAGTTCAGAGATGAGTGGTTGGACATTAAAAAAGCAGGTAAAGACGCTGTTACACTTGCATCGAAAGATTATGAATTAAGATTAGGAGCTAAGAAAGAAGAATTATATGATGATATGGAGGGTTTTGAAAAGTCTCAGATTTATGATATAGAGACTTTAACTACTTTATATCGAAGAACTCTTGAAAAAGGAGAGGTATACGCACCACTTGCTCAAAAAATTTTGGCAAGAATGGATAAGATGAGAACTACTTCTAATGATAAGGTAGTAGAAGCTCGAGTAAAACATCTAATTAATACTAATCAAATCGTAACAGATGAATTACTAAATGGACTTAGTCTTGGAGCACAGGCACGGTTAAGATCTTTAGCAGATTCTAATAACGCGAATCTACCTTCAGGCGGTGGAAGAGATGATGACGAAAGAATTGAGGATTATGTTGATGCACTATTACATAGAAAAATTGGAACAGGACTTACTGGTAAAGAAAGTCCAACTCATGATGATGCAGTCAGATTAGCTAAAGCCATAGCATCTGGT